TGATAGTTTTCAAAAAAAAATAGAAGGGGAAATGATTGCAAGGCCTTTGTTTCAACAAATTGAAGAAGACTTTGAATTAAATGTTTTTCAAACAAATGAAGAAGAGCTTCCTGAAAGTGATGAAGAGCTGGAATTATATATGCAAATGAAATATAAGCCAGCTGTAGAAATTGCAGCGGAAATAGCAATAGACACTGTATTAAATCAAAATCACTATTCTGATATTAGAAAAAGAGTAGATTATGACATGATGACTTTAGGAGTTGGAATGTCTAAACATCAATTTCTACCAGGACAAGGTATTCAATTAGATTACGTAGACCCAGCAAATATTGTTTATAGTTATACAGAAGACCCATATTTTAAAGATTGTTTTTATTGGGGGGAAATCAAAACAGTTCCAATGACAGAACTGGTAAAAATAAATCCTGATATTACTAACGAGCAAATGAAAGAAATTGCTATGTATAGTCAGTCATGGTATAACTATTATAACAATTCACAATTTTACGAAAACTCTTTATTTTATAGAGACACTTGTACCCTCCTTTATTATAATTACAAAACAACTCACACTTTTGTTTACAAGAAAAAAGAAATGCCAGATGGTAGTTTTAAAACTGTAGAAAAAGATGACCAATTTAATCCACCTGAAGAAATGATGGCGGAAGGTAAATTTGAAAGAGTAGAAAAGAAAATAGAAGTATGGTATGATGGTATCATGGTTATGGGCACAAACATGGTATTAAAATGGGAGTTAGCTCAAAACATGGTAAGGCCAAAGTCAGCTAGCCAACACGCCCTTCCTAATTATGTAGCTTGTGCGCCAAGAATGTATAAAGGAGCTTATGAATCTTTAGTTCGTAGAATGATTCCTTTTGCGGATTTAATACAAGTTACTCATTTAAAATTACAACAAGTAATATCTCGAATGGTGCCTGATGGTGTTTTTATTGACGCTGATGGACTTAACGAAGTAGACTTAGGTACGGGTAATGCCTATAATCCTGAAGATGCATTGCGTTTATATTTTCAAACAGGTAGTGTTATTGGTAGAAGTTTTACTCAAGACGGAGAATTTAATAATGCTAAAGTTCCTATAACTCAATTAACATCTAATAGTGGAGGAGCAAAAATGCAAATGTTAATTCAAAACTATAATCATTATTTAGATATGATTAGAACAGTAACTGGTTTAAACGAAGCCAGAGATGGTTCTAGTCCAAATCCAGATGCTTTAGTTGGTGTCCAAAAACTCGCAGCTTTAAGTTCAAATACAGCAACTCGTCATATTTTAAATGCAAGTTTATTTATTACACAAAGAATGGCTGAAGGAATTGTATTAAGAACTGCAGATGTTTTAGAGTACGCTCCTTTTAAAGACCAGTTTGCAATGCAGATTGGAAAGTATAACTTAAATTTATTACAAGATATTAAGAATTTCTATTTATATGATTTCGGAATATTTTTAGAATTAGCACCAGACGAAGAACAAAGAGCTATGTTAGAAGCTAACATTCAAATGGCTTTATCTAAAAATGATATAAACTTAGAGGATGCGTTAGACATAAGAGAGATTCATAATCTTAAAATGGCTAATCAATTATTAAAAACAAAACGTAAACATAAAGCTCAAGCTGAACAGCAAGCTACAGTACAACAACAGCAAGCTCAAGCGCAAATGCAACAACAACAACAAATGATGGTTGCTCAAGCTGAACAGCAAAGAATTGCAGCAGAAATGCAATCTACAATGCAAATCAAACAAGCAGAAGTTGCGATGGATATTGAAAAAATGAAAAACGAAGCTATGTTAAAAGCTCAGTTAATGCAAACAGAATTTTCATATAACATGCAATTAAAAGGTATTGAACAATCTCAAATTGATATGAGAGAAAGTTCCAGAGAAAAAGGAAAGTCTGAAAGAATTAGTCAAGCTAACTCTCAGCAATCTCAATTAATTGAACAGCGTAAAAGAAATTTACCTGCAATGTCTTTTGAATCAAATGAAGATTCTTTAGATGGTTTTGATTTATCTGAGTTTGGACCTAAATAAACAATATGTTTAGCAATTTTAGTATAGAAAAATTTAAAAGAATTGTTATACCTTCTTATCATAGTTTAAAAACTATAAGCGAAATTAAAAAACTTCAAGCTGGTCCTTTAGATAAGGATTATGCTAATATGTATGACAACATAGAAAAGGTTTTCAAAAATCTTTTTAAAAACAGAGTGCGTAAATATCCTGAAAAATTAGTAAATGATTTGTTAACAAAATCAGAACCTGTGATATTAAGTATAAAAAATTATCATAATAGAAATAGACCAAATGTTGTCGCTAGTTATTTAGGTCTTAATTTTCGTTATCATAAAATGAAAAGCGCACAAACCCCTTCATTTCCGTCTGGTCATTCGGCTCAGGCTAAATTAGTTGCATTAATGTTATCGGATTTATATCCTGAAATGCATAATGAATTTATTACCGCAGCTAATCATATTTCAAAAAGTAGAATTGCAGCCAGAGTTCATTATGAATCTGACAAAAAAGTAGGAGAAGAATTAGGCGAAAGTCTTTACAATCACATAAAGAACGCTTAAAAATAGTAATTAATTATTGTTTAATTTTGTATAAAAATTTAATCTAATGGAATTTAAAGTAAAATCAGTGGAAGGCATCACTCAAAAATCAGCCGCAGAAATAGAAGAGAAGCTTTTAGAAAAGCATTCATCTGAAACTGAACAAATTGAGCCTGAAGAAAAGGTTCAATTAACAGAAGAAATAAACCAGCCAGTGGTTGAAAAGCCAGTGGTTGAACAAACCCCTCCCTCGTCAGAGGATTTAAATGACGAAGACGTTCTTAAATTTATAAAAAATAGATATAATAAAGACATCAACTCAGTTGATGAGTTATTTGAAACGAGAGAATCAAATCCTGATTTACCTGAAGATGTTGAATTATATTTTAATTACAAAAAAGAAACTGGGCGTGGTATTGAAGACTTTTATAAATTACAAAAAGACTACGATAACATGGACGAAGATTCTGTTTTAGCTGATTACATTAGCACGCAAGAAGATGGTCTTGATGCCATTGATATTCAAGATGTCATGGATGACAAATTTGGATTTAATGAAGATGAAGATGACGAACGTGATATTAAAAGAAAAAAATTAGCTAAAAAAAGAGAGCTTGGAAAAGCCAAGAAATTTTTTGCGGAACAGAAAGATAAATATAAAATTCCTCTTGAGTCAAGTGGGGGTGGATTATCTGAAGACCAAGAAAAAAATCTTAGTGCTTACAACAAGATAATAGAGGAATCTACCTCTCAAGAGAATCGCCAAAAGGAAAATCGTGATTATTTTCAGAAACTCACAAACCAAGTGTTTAGCGATGAATTCAAAGGTTTTGAATTTAACGTGAGTGACGATAAGACATTGCTTTTTAAACCAGGTACTTCGGAAGAATTAAAAAACAGGCAGATTGATGTTGGTAATTTTGTATCAAAATATACCGATGACAATGGAGTTATGTCAGATGCAAAAGGTTATCACAAAGCTTTAAGCATGGCTATGAATCCAGAAAAATTTGCAAAGTTTTTTTATGAGCAAGGTGTTGCTGCAACAGTAGATGATGTAGCAAGAAAATCTAAAAACATCAGTATGGATGTTCGTAGAGCCCCTCAAATGAATACGAAGAACAGTTTAAAAATAAGACCTGTAGGTGATACATCGAGTGGAAAAGGACTCAAAATTAAAAGTATTAAAAAAGTTTAACAATTTAAAAAAATTATAATTATGGCAGTAAATGTAACCCCTGGTTTCGACTTACAACCTTCAGCTCAACAGGTTCCTGTTGAAACGAATTATATCAAAGATTTTAATTTCTTGAATCAGTATCTACCTGATACTTACGAGAAAGAATTTGAAAGATATGGTAATAGAAGCATCAGTTCGTTCCTACGTATGGTAGGAGCAGAAATGCCTTCTAACTCAGACCTTATTAAGTGGTCAGAGCAAGGAAGATTACACATTAAATACAAAGGATGTACTTCAGCAGCAGCTGCAGGTACAGACGCTGGAGCAGTTTGGACAATTCCTAACAACATAGCAAACTTTAACCCTGCATTGGCTAACCCCAATACAAGTAGAGATGCAAAAAATGTTCTTAGAGTTGGACAAACACTAATGATTTCAGATAACACACCTGGTTCTAACCTTCAAAACAAAGCTATTGTAACAGCTGGTCCAACGGATGCAAATCCTAACCAATTTACAGTGTCTTACTATGAAGCGGGAGGACAAGCAATGGGCGCAGTAGCCTGTGATATTTTTATCTACGGTTCAGAATTTGCAAAAGGAACAGATGGAATGTCTGGTTCTTTAGAGTCTGACAGTTTGTTTTTTGATAATAAACCAATTATCATAAAAGACAAATATTCAGTATCTGGTTCTGATATGGCTCAAATTGGATGGGTAGAAGTAAGTGGAGAAGACGGAGTAAGCGGATACTTATGGTATCTAAAATCTGAACACGACACAAGATTAAGATTTGAAGATTATATGGAAACAGCTATGATTGAAGCTGTCCCTGCTGAAGCAGCATCAGGTGCTGGAGATTATCTCCAAGGTGCTGGAGCTGGTAACTCAGTAGCTGGACTAAGTGGTTCTCAAGGTGTATTCTACGTAGTTGGAAATAGAGGAAACGTATTTGGAGGAGGTAATCCTACAAATCTAGCTGACTTTGATAATATTATTCAAAGATTAGACAAGCAAGGTGCTATTGAAGAAAATGTAATTTTCGTAAATAGAAACTTCTCATTTGATATAGACGATATGTTGTCTACACAAAACTCTTACGGGGGTGGCGGTACATCATACGGTCTTTTTGATAATGATGAAGAAATGGCACTTAACTTA